TATTATCTACACAAACAGCGTCAAGTTCAGCTACAGTAGATTTTACAAGTAGTATAGATTCTACTTACAAAGAGTATTTGTTTAAATGTTTTAATTTACATCCAGCTACTGATGAAGTTAGTTTACAATTTCAAGTAGATACTGGAACTAATACTAGCTATAATCAAACTATGACAACAACAGCTTTTCAATCTGCACATGCTGAGGCTGATAATGATACTTCTCTTGAATATAGAACAGGGTTAGATCTAGCACAATCAACAAGTTTTCATAGTCTTTCAAATGTTATTGGAAATGGTAATGATGAATGTATATCTGGAACTTTAAGTTTATTTGATCCAAGTAATACAACCTTTGTTAAACATTTTACAGGTCAATTTTCAGGTTATGGTAGTGGAAATTATAATTATAATAGTTTTTCAGCAGGCTATGTTAATACCACAACTGCAATAACAAGAGTAAGATTTAAATTTAGCAGTGGCAATACAGACGCTGGAACAATAAAAATGTATGGAGTATCATAAATTATGGCTATTAAAGTTGCAGTAAACAGAGCATTAACAGCAATCACAGCGTTGCCCACAGCGGCAGCCTTGACTGATGGTAATTTGACTTTGCTTACAACAGCAACAGCATCAAGTAGTGCAACATTAGATTTTACAAGTAATATAAATTCTACTTACGACAGTTACGTTTTTAAATTTATAGATATGCATCCAGCAACTAATGATGTAACTTTTGGGTTTCAAGCAGATACTGGAACTAATACAAGTTATAATCAAACTTTAACTACAACTTTTTTTCAAGCTAGGCATGCTGAAGCTGGTACGTCATCTTCTCTTGCATACACAACTAATAGAGATCACGCACAAGGTTCGGGTTTTCAAACATTAATTTATGATGTAGGAAATGGCAATGATGAAAATTGTTCTGGAGAATTACATTTATTTCAACCAAGCTCTGCAACATTTGTAAAACATTTTATGTCTAGAGCAAGTAATTATGGTCAAGCTAATGAAGCGGCAGATTGTTTTGCTGCGGGATATTTTAATACTACAACAGCTTTAACAAGAGTTAGATTTAAAATGTCATCGGGTAATACAGACGCGGGAACAATTAAAATGTATGGAGTGGGGCCAAAACAATCATGATCATAGGCGGACCAGCATTAACAAAATACAACGATAGATCTCTTAAAGATTTAACTACAGCTCCTGCATCAGCACCAAGTTCTCCAGGTGCATTAGTGCACATTAAAACTTTAACTGCTAGTTCTAGTTCTACATTGTCATTTGTAAATGGTGCCTCTAGTGTTGTGTTAGATAATACTTATCCTATTTATAGATTTGAGTTTATTAATATGCACCCAGCTAATGATACCCAAGAATTTCAATTTAACATGAGTGCAGATAGTGGAAGTAATTATAATGTCACTAAAACCACAACATATTTTAGAACATACCACAATGAAGCTGATTCTTCTGCAACACTTCTTTATAGAACAGGGAATGATTTAGCACAATCAACAAATTTTCAAATGTTGGCAGATGGAGTTGGAAATGGTAATGATGAATGTTGTTCTGGAACTTTACATTTATTTAACCCATCAGACACTACTTTTACAAAATACTTTACAAGTAGAATTTCTGCTTATGAAAACAATAATGGTATTAGAGATAATTATTGTGCTGGATATGGAAACACAACATCTGCTGTTGATGCCATACAATTTAAATTTGGAAGTGGAAACATAGATGCTGGAACAATTAAACTTTATGGAATAAAGGACGCATAATGACATTACCTGCAGACAAATTAATTACAATAAATGATAGAGGAGCTAGATCAGCGACTGCTTTTGGATCTCTTGAAGCTAGCGGTGGTAATATGGTATTTATTAAAAAGTTAACTGCTAGTTCTAGTGCAACTTTATCTTTTGTTGATGGAGCAAGTTCAGTTGTCCTAGACTCTACTTATAAAGAATATTTATTTACTTTTAAAAATATTCACAATGCAACTGATGATAAATTATTACAAATGAATATGAGTGTAGATAGTGGTTCTAATTATAATGTAACTAAAACTACAACTTTTTTTCATGCTTACAATGCAGAGGATGGCTCAGAGGGTACTTTTCAATATGATGCAAATAGAGATATAGCACAAGACACAGGGTTTGCAACCATAACACAAGGAGTTAATGCTGATAATGATCAATCTGTTAATGGAACTCTACATTTATTTAATCCATCAAGCACTACATTTGTTAAACATTTTATTTCAAGAATAGCACATACAGCAGGTGGTTATGGTAGAGATAGTTATGCTGCTGGATATGGAAATACAACATCAGCAGTTGATGCCATACAATTTAAATTTGATAGTGGCGATATTGAATCTGGAGATATTTGCCTTTACGGAATACTATAATAATGATACATAAACACAAAGGAGAAAACTATGCCAAGATATCATAATATAAACGGTAACAAAGTACAGTTTACAGCAGCTGAAGAAACAGCTAGAGACAACGAAGAAGCAGCTT